TGGCATCAAGAGATTGAAGACATTCTTGTACTAAAGAACAATAAAGGTACAGAAGATAATCGTGTTCGTAAGTTAGATTACAGCATTCAATTAAACAAAACAATGTATGAAAGATTGTTAGAAGGCGGAAACATTACACTATTCTCGCCACATGACGTACCTGGCTTGTACGAAGCGTACTTTGGTGATGCAGACAAGTTCAAAGAAATGTATGAAATGTACGAGCGCAAGACTAGCATCAAAAAAAGATCAATACCAGCAATGGAATTGTTTTCTGCTCTAGTTAAAGAACGTGCAGAAACAGGACGTATCTATATTATGAATGTAGACCATGCTAACACGCACAGTTCCTTCAAAGATACTGTATACATGAGCAACTTATGTCAAGAAATTACATTACCTACTAAGCCACTACAACATATTGATGATCCAGAAGGAGAAATTGCTTTATGTATCTTAAGTGCTATTAATGTAGGTGTCATTAAACAACTAGATGACTTAGAAGAACTATGTGATTTAGCAGTTCGTGCATTAGAAGAAATTATTGACTATCAACGCTATCCGATCAAAGCTGCTGAAATTAGCACAAAGGCAAGACGTTCATTAGGTGTTGGCTATATTGGACTAGCACATTATCTTGCTAAACACAAAGCACAATATAACGATAAAGAAGCTTGGAAACTTGTACACGACTTAACAGAAGCGTTCCAATACTACTTGCTAAAAGCATCAAACGAACTTGCTAAAGAACGTGGTGCTTGTGAGTACTTTAACCGCACTAAATACAGCGATGGCATTCTTCCTATTGACACATATAAGAAGGAAGTTGATACGATTGTAGAGAACAAATTAAGTTATGATTGGAAGACTCTTAGATCCAATATCAAAGAACACGGGCTCAGGCACAGCACTTTGTCCGCACAGATGCCTTCAGAGAGCAGTTCCGTTGTGTCGAACGCAACAAACGGAATTGAGCCACCTAGAGGCTACTTGTCCGTTAAGAAGTCCAAGAAAGGGCCTCTTAAGCAGATTGTTCCACAGTATCAAACACTAAAGAATTATTATACTTTATTATGGGATATGCCTAATAATGAAGGTTATATTAATATTGTTGCAGTTATGCAAAAATTCTTTGATCAAGCAATTTCAGGTAACTGGAGTTATAACCCAACACATTATCCAGACAATGAAGTACCAATGAGTGTAATGATTAAAGATTTACTTACAACCTACAAGATGGGTTGGAAAACTTCTTACTATCAGAACACATATGATTATAAAGAAGATCCTTCAAACTTTGATGAAGAAGAAAAAGTTCAACAACCACTTGATGCAGATGTACCTACAAATGGTGTAGAACAAGACGACGAAATGTGCGAGGCTTGTGCAATTTAAAGGTTGACAAGTCTATTACTTGATAGTATTATTGATTGTAGATAAGGAAGTTAAAGATGACAAAAACAGTATTCAACAAAGAAAAGGTTGACTTTACAAAACAACCTATGTTCTTCGGAGCAGAGCAAAACACACAGCGTTATGACACATTTAAGTTTCCTGTGTTTGATAAACTAAACCAAACTATGCTTGGATACTTCTGGCGACCGGAAGAAGTAAGTCTACAAAAAGATAGAGCAGACTATCAGAACTTCCGCCCAGAACAGAAACACATCTTTACTGCCAATCTAAAATATCAAACTCTGCTAGATTCAGTACAAGGACGTGGTCCGTGTTTGAGTTTCTTGCCTCATGTAAGTCTGCCTGAACTAGAAGGTTGTATTGTTACTTGGGACTTCTTTGAAACTATTCACTCACGCTCATACACACATATTATGAAAAATGTGTATGCTGATCCAAGTGAAGTGTTTGACACTATCTTAGATGACGAAAAGATTCTTGCTCGTGCAGAATCGGTAACAAAGTACTATGACGAATTTAATGCTGCCGCAGATGCATTTATACATCGTAAGGAAGGCAGTATGCGTGATGTTAAGAAGAAGTTATATCTAGCAATGCAAACTGTAAACATTCTAGAAGGTTTGCGTTTCTATGTGTCATTTGCTTGCACATTTGCTTTTGGAGAACTAAAGCTAATGGAAGGTAGTGCTAAGATTATTAGTCTTATCGCTAGGGACGAAGCACAGCATTTGGCACTTAGTACACACGTACTAAAACTTTGGGCTCAAGGCAAAGACGATCCAGAGATGGTTAAAATTGCTAAAGAGTGTGAAGAAGAAGTTTATGACTTATGGCGCACTTGTGTTGAAGAAGAAAAAGACTGGGCAAACTATTTGTTTAAAGACGGTTCAATGATTGGTTTGAATGATACACTACTACATCAATATGTAGAATACATTGCTAACCGTAGACTAAAAGCGTTAGGCATGAACACAATCTTTGACGCTCCAGTAAACACAAATCCACTACCGTGGACACAGCATTGGCTAAGTAGTAGCGGACTTCAAGTCGCCCCACAAGAGACAGAAGTTGAGAGCTACATCATTGGCGGTATTAAACAAGATGTAGATAAAGATTCACTTAAAGGATTCAGTTTATGATTGAAATATTTGGAAAGCCACAGTGTCCATTCTGTGTACAAGCACAACAGTTTTGCGAAAATCGCGGACTTGAATACACATACAAGTCACTAGGCAAAGATTATACAAGAGAAGAACTATTAGAATGGTTTCCAGAAGCTCGTACAGTTCCACAGATCCGAATCAACGGAACAGCAATTGGCGGGTATGATAAACTATCAAGTTACATTGAAGAAACAGGTTATACAGGAACAGGACATACTCTATAGGTGATTGATGCTCAATAAAAATACTGTTGAAATATGGCAATTTCCGAACATAGGATATATTAGCGATACAGTTCCAAAAAATATATTTAATACAGTAAAAACAGAAACAGAAGAAATTCTTAAAGACTTTACTAAGTCTCAAACATACAATAAAGATCTTGTAGGACATATTGATAAAGAGTTTGCAATGCCAAACTCTATGCCTATACTAGATCCGTATGTACAAGAATTATCTTATGCATATGCAAACTGTTTTAAATATGAATTACCGCCGTTAAAACTTGCTAGTTTGTGGGTTAATTATCAACAAAAGCACGAGTTTAATCCTATACACGACCATAGAAGTTTAATGAGTTTTGTTATATGGGTTAAGATTCCATTTACTAAAGAAAACGAAGCAGAGATATTTAAAAAATCAAATGAACAACCTGTTAGTGGGCAGTTTCACTTTGTGTATACAAACTCATTAGGTGATATAAATTCATATAGTCCTCAAGAAAAAGAAGGAATGATTGCTATTTTTCCATCTCAGATGAAACATATGGTATATCCATTTTTTACTTCGGACGATTATAGAATATCTGTAGCAGGAAACTTAATAGCACAATAAATAATTTAGAGGAAAGATATGTTAATTGAAACACCGTACAAAGAAGGAGATACTGTATCCCTTAAACTTACATCTGGGGAAGAACTAGTAGCTCGCTTAGAAAAGGAAGATGATAAATTTTATGTACTGCACAAGCCTATGGCATTGGTTGCAGGACAAAACGGATTAGGGTTAGCACCTTATATGTTTTCAGTATCGCAAGATGCTAAATTTAATTTAAAATCAAGTGTAGTGGCATGTGTTCTTAAAACAGAAAAAGAACTAGCGAGCCAATACACACAACAGACTACAGGAATTGCAGTATAATGCCAGGTGTTAGCAGAGACAACGATACAGCAGGTGGAGATTTAATTCCTAGCCAATCTACTGTCTTTGCAAACAACGAAGAAGTTATTATTGATAACGACGATGTTGCAGGACACGGCCCTGGTGCTCATGCTGCTCCTACCATTCCTGCAAGTATAAATCCTAGTGTTTATGTAGAAAATAAACTAGCAGTAGTTAAAGGAGATCCTGCAACTTGCGCACATCCAGCGACTGGTAGCGGAAATGTATGGATTTATGAAGGCTATGCTCCTGCCGTAATTATTCCACCAGAAGTACAAGAAGCCCTTGAAACAGAAAACAATGAGCTTATAGAAAATCCACCAATCGCAACAGGTGATACCACTGGTGAACAAGTACCTGAAAATTATGCAGGAACTGGCGAGGCTGGTGTTGATACATTAGGTACAGATCAAGCACAAGTAACTGAAAGTTTAGTTCCTTCTAACTCTCAAGCAGCAGCAGATCAAATACCAGAATTTTTAACTCAAATATTAGGAGAAGCAGCAGCCGGCGATTGGGACGAGCGTAACAATGCTAACAATAATCCTAGTATAAGCAATCCAAACATTATTGGAATATGGAGTGAATTAGGAATTGGTAGCTCAGGCATGTGGGCAAATGATCAAACACCTTGGTGTGCAGGATTTGCTAATTGGGTTTTAAAACGTACCGGTTACAAATACATGCAAAGTGCTAGAGCGTATGACTTTAGAGATAAAACAAGTATCTATGGAGGCACACCTGTACCAGTAACTGAAGGACAACCGGGTGACATTGTAGTTTGGAATTACAGTCACGTGAACTTCATTTATAGTGTTCCTTCTCCAGGAAAATATACATTCTGCGGAGGAAACCAAAGCGATAAAGCAAGTGCTACTAACAATAACCCATCTGGTGGTACAGTTAGTAACTCTTATAGAAGCGGCTATACACCTCCTGGTAAAATATCAGGCATATACCGCCCAGCAAGAGCATAACCACATTTAAGAAGTCTTAAATGCACCTTTTAGTAAATAATTACGAAATAACATTATAACAAGGAGAAAATGATGAGTAATCATGATGAGATAGTACAAGCGTTTAACAACTACCTAGCAGAACATGAAACGTTCGAAGGTAAAGGCGTTAAGGCTGCGGCTGCAAGAGCTAGAAAAGCACTAGGAGATCTAGGCAAACTTACAAAAGAGCGCCGTAAAGAAATCCAAGAGAAAAAGAACGCAATGTAATGTCAGGACAGCGGCGATGGCTCAAAACTTGGGCAAGAACCGTTGGTATGCCAATAGGCATAACTGATGACGATAAGCCAGAATTCCTTCCTATATCACAAAAAGATGTAAAGAGGGCACTGGCTTTTCGTACCTTTTGGATAGTGTTACATGTAGTAACCTGTTTTATGATTATAGCTGGTAACGGAAAAACTTTAGGACTTTGGTAATGGACACACGCATACGAGAAATTCTTGCTCGAGAATCACACAGACAAACAACAACAATAGAACTTATTGCAAGTGAAAACTTTGCTAGTGATGCTGTAATGGATCTAGCAGGAAGTTGCTTTACTAACAAATATGCAGAAGGCTACCCAAGCAAGCGTTACTACAACGGTTGCGAACACATGGACGAAATTGAAGAACTAGCAATAGACCAACTTAAAGAATTATATGGGTGTCATTTTGCTAATGTACAACCTCATTGCGGTGCTAATGCAAACACTGCAATTTATCTTGCATTTTTAAAACCTGGTGATAAAATATTAGGAATGGATCTAGCAAGTGGTGGTCATCTAAGCCATGGTGCACCTGTAAACATTTCGGGCAAAGTTTATGAAGCACATCATTATGGCGTTGACAAAGCAGGCTGGTTAGACTATGATGCAATTGAAGCACAGGCAAAAGAAGTTATGCCAAAAATAATTGTTGCTGGTGCAAGTGCATATCCTCGATTAATTAACTTTGAACGTTTTAGAGAAATTGCAAACAATGTAGGTGCTTACTTACTAGTTGACATGGCACACTATGCTGGACTTGTTGCAGGCGGAGCATATGCAAGTCCTATGCAGTATGCTGACTTTGTAACCAGCACAACACATAAAACACTAAGAGGTCCAAGAGGAGGTATTATCCTTTGGAACAATCCTGAATACAGTAAAAAAATTAATAGTGCTATTTTTCCTGGCACACAAGGTGGACCTTTGATGCATATTATTGCAGCCAAAGCTCAATGTTTTATTGAAGCAAATACACCAGAGTTTAAAGAATATGCAAAAAATGTTGTATATAATGCTAAAGCAATGTGTGATGTATTAAGACAACGTGAATTTACTGTACAAACAGGTGGCACTGATTCGCATATAATTTTAGTTAATCTTACAGACAGTAAATACAGTGGCAGACAAGCAGCAGATATGCTAGAAGCTAATGGAATTACTGTAAACAAGAATGGTGTACCAAATGATCCTCGTTCTTTTGTTGAAACAAGTGGTATTAGAATTGGAACTGCGGCTGAAACAACAAGAGGACACAATGATATGTGGTTTAGACAATTGGCACATAAAATTGCTGATATATTAGAATGATTTGGCTAGATTATACAGTACACAGTTATGCAAACGGTGATTTTACAGTTGAAGGTGATTGGCCTGGCGAAGTAATGGGATGGGACAAAGACGGTAATCCAGGGGCTAGGGATCGTACCTTATACCAACCAGGAGATGTTTTTGTTGTCGATAAAAACGGCGTACTCAGAAAGTCAGATCATCTATCGGCACTAATGATGAAATACGAAGAAAATAAAGAAAGAAAAAATGAAGTGTAAACAAGGTGACCTAGCAGTAATTAAATTTTCAATACGACAAGAGAATATTGGACGTATTGTAAAAGTTGCTGAACACATTGGACACTTTGGACAAGGATCACTATTTCAATTTAGAGGCATAACTTGCCAAGCGGCAATAACAGATAACTATTGGTGGATTGAAGCAGAAGATCTTAATATTGGGCTAGGACCATCACCTAGAGCATACATACCTGATAGTTGGTTAGAACCTATTAAACCAAACAACAAAGAAAAAGATTTAACAGCAGAAGACATAGAAGATAGAAAGTTTGCTATGGACTTAATGTTAGGTTAACCTCACATAAATAATGTATGAAAATAGTTTACATTCACGGGGCTACCGCCAGTGAGCGTAGTTTTGCCTTTATACAAAAATCACTCCGAACCAAGAATCCTATCTATTTAAATTACGAAAAAGATACAACTGCAAAAGACAATCTGTCTGCAATGAAAATTGAATTATTAAAACATGTTGATGATCCTGTTTACGTAATTGCACATAGTATGGGAGGGCTATATGCTACCTACTTACAAGAAGAATACTCTAACATACAAGGAGTAGTCAGTCTTGCTACACCTTTCAATGGTAGTGAAATAGCAATGTGGGGAGCAATGCTTAATCCTAGTTATCAGCTTTTTCAAGACATCACTACACATAGTAGTTTTATTACAAATAGTAGAAAAACAGAAATCAAAGTTCCTTGGTTGCAGGTTGTAACAACTATAGGCGATGTGCCTTGGATATCTGGACGTAACGACGGAATAGTAACATACTCAAGTATGACCTGTAGAGATGATGTTGAATATCTAGAAATAGATAGAAATCATTATGAAGTTGTATTGTCCAAAAGAGTGGTTGACATCATTAAAAAACGAATGTATAAATAAACTGTAACGTTGAAGCCAATCAACGGTAGACAGGACCCCGGGGCAGTGCCGGGCGGCTCCACCAAAAGGAATTTTAATGAGTAACATATTACTTGCGTTGTTGATTATCGGGTTACATGGTTTCTGGATTTACAAACTAGCAACCTACGATTGGAGTAACTTTGATGAAGATCAAAAACAAGCAATGGAAGATTTCTTTTGATGGGGCCGAACCAGGATCGACTGATGCAATAGAGAACGTGGAGTTACCGGTAGGCGATGACCGTAAATCAAGCAAACAAAACAAACGCAAACGAAAACTTTGCACTAGCGGCTTGATCGCTACGGGGTAGTTATACCTTGTTACCAAAAATAGCAGGAAAGCACCTTCGGGTGCTTTTCTTTTATATACCTATAAAAAACTTT